CTTAAATGGCGCTGATATTGTTAAAGTTGGTATTGGTCCTGGTAGCGTATGCACTACTAGGATACAGACTGGAGTGGGATATCCGCAACTTAGTGCGGTTATCGAATGTGCAGACGCAGCACACGGATTGGGTGGCCATATCATTGCTGATGGTGGTTGTACTTGTCCTGGTGATGTTGCTAAAGCCTTTGCTGCTGGTGCCGACTTTGTAATGCTAGGCGGTATGCTTGCAGGACACGATGAAGGCGGCGGTGAAATAATTACTAAGTACTATCAAAGCAACGAACTAAGACCAGAACGTGATGATGGAATGAATGGAGAAATTCCTGAAAAAAATTGGTTTGAAGAAGTTATTAAAGAAAAGAAATTTGTTCAATTTTATGGTATGAGTAGTAAAGCTGCAAATGATAAACATTTTGGTGGTTTAAAGGAATATCGATCATCTGAAGGAAGAGAAGTTTTAATTCCATATCGTGGATCAGTTAAAAACACCACTCAAGATATATTGGGTGGTATTCGATCTACATGTACATATGTAGGAGCAAGAAAATTAAAACAACTAAGTAAGTGTACTACCTTTGTAAGATGTACAAATCAATTTAATAAAGTGTATGCTTAGTATTTACTTTTCTTTAAATATAGGTTATAATAATGAGTGAGTTTACATCATCATATCAATCTCTTAAAGGCAGTTTACTCAGAACTTTAGTTTATACTATTGGGCATTTTTTTATTGCAATAACCTGTCTTATGCTTATATCAGATGTACCTCTTTGGATAGCAGCTACAGACGCTGTAGTAGAACCTCTTGCAAATGCAGTATGGTTTTATTTTTTAGATAGATTGTGGATAGCAAAGAATGACTGAAATTATTTTATATAACATATTATTCTGGGTACCATATTATTGGATTTGTGCCCTACCTCAACGTATATTTCAAAAACAAATAGATGAGACTATAAATGACTAATTCTTTAATATTTGACTTTGAAACATTATCTACAGATAGATATAATGGTGTAGTTGTTTCTTTAGCAATTCTTAAATTTTCAGAAGATAATTTTACAATTAATACTGGTTATACTTTTTCTGAATTAGTTAATTCTGCAAAACTTTTAAAGTTTGATGTTCAAGACCAAGTTAAAAACTATAATAGGGTAATAGATAAAAAAACTTTGGAATGGTGGAATGAACAAGGAACTGAAGCAAAGAAACAGATAATTCCATCAGACAGAGATAAATCAATTAATGAACTTTATGACTTTTTTATATCAGTATCCGACAATAATACTGATAAAGTATATACAAGAGGTAATAATTTTGATCCTATTATATTTGAAAATATTATGGACCAATTACATAAACCACAACCATATAGATTTTGGCAATTAAGAGATACCAGATCAATTATAGAAGGTCTATCTTGGGGCAGCGGATTAAGAAATAATTTTATACCTGAGGGATGTGAAGATTTTATTCATCATAATCCTATTCATGATATTGCTATAGATGTTATGAGAATACAAGCTTTAGTGAGGGCTATTTCGTGAATCACTTTGATTATTTAAATAGTATTAATTATTCTAAAGAAAATATAATGAAAGATAATTTGGATGAAAAAGCATATAATTCATTCATGGTTAATCGTGGATTATCTTATTTTAATGATACTGTTATATATGCCAATGAAATGAATATGAATGCTCATATAGATTCAAAAATGCAATATGACTTCCTTAGAACTCTCATTAGAAAACGTAAAAGATTTTCTAAATGGACCAAAGAGGATAAAAACTTAGATGTTGACTTAATAAAAGAATATTACGGATATTCTAAAGAAAAAGCATATCAAGTGCTTCCTTTACTTACAAAAGAACAAATGGATTATATTAGTAAGAAGATGAGTAAAGGTGGCAAAAAACCGTAAATATAAGTTATTATAAATAGAAATATCATGATATAACTATAATAATAATTTACGTGAGTTGAAGATATGAATGAAGTCAATAATGAATTAGTGAAATGGACTCCAGAAACTATGCTGGAAGTTTCTCTAAATGAACCTGATGATTTTTTAAAGGTCAGAGAAACACTCACCCGTATAGGGGTTGCATCTCGAAAAGAAAAAAAACTATTTCAGTCTTGTCATATATTACATAAACAAGGCAGATACTTTATAGTTCATTTTAAAGAACTATTTTTATTAGATGGTAAAAAATCTAATTTAGAAGAAGGCGATATTGCTAGAAGAAATACGATCGCTACTCTTATGTCAGACTGGGGCTTAGTAACAATTCAAGAAGAAAGTAAAGCGCAGCCTTTATCCCCATTAAGACAAATTAAAATTATCCCATTTAAAGATAAACAAGAATGGGAGCTATGTCCAAAATATAATATTGGAAGAAAATAGAATATCAGCTATTCATTAAAGTAATAGCTTATTTTTATAAATAATAGTGGATGCCAGAAATGGGTCCACTATTAATTCTTGCTTGACAAAAAGGAGAAAACAATGACAGGCATACAAACACTTTTTCCACGTTCATCTTTTGTTGGTTTTGATCATCTATTTAATGAGTTAGAATACACAGCTAAACATTCAAAAGATCATTACCCCCCACATAATATTATTAAAACAGATGAAAACGATTATTTAATCGAGCTTGCTGTTGCAGGGTTTTCCAAAGATGAACTAACAGTTGAAGTTAAAGATAGAACTTTAACAGTAACAGGAGAACACGAATCAAGAGGTCGTGAGTTTATACATCGTGGTATTAGCACGAAAAAGTTTAAGCGCACGTTCCGGCTGTCAGAGCACGTACACGTACACGGAGCAGATATTCAGGACGGTATTCTTGCAATAGAATTGAAGTACGTCGTTCCTGAAGAAATGCGTCCTCGTAAAATTACAATTGGAAAATTTAACGAGGTCGAACATGACACAAGCAGTACTGGTAGCGCACAGCTACTTAACGAAAACAGCTGAACTGTTAATTGAGTTCTTTAAATCATTAAAACAAGCACGTAAACTAAACAAACTACAGCGCCAAACATACAACGAATTGATGGCTTTGTCTGATAAGGATTTAAACGATATCGGAATCCATAGAGGTGATATTAGATATATCGCTTATCAGAATCAAAACCTGAAAGGGTGGGTATAATGGTGGCACAAGTAACCCACATTTGGTGGTCACTTAGACAAGAACTGGTTTCAATGCTTTCTTCAGCGTGGAAATCATTTAACCACTTTGCATTAGTAGTTGGTCACTCACGTGCCGCAACACATTTGGCTAGAATGGGATACCATGAACAAGCCAAGAATGTTATGATGGAATTAAAGAAGCTGCAAAATAATCGCTAATGTATTATAAATAAAACTTTATAATCAGAAGGCTTTAGTTAGCTCAGGGGGCGGGAAACCGCCCCTCAGATCACACACAATCACAAGGAAAATAAAAATGACAAATAAAAACCCATTTGAAATCAGAGCAGATATGCTCAAACTTGCAAAAGACTATATGGATCAACAGTATCATATGAATGTAGACTTTTGGAGACAACAGTTTGATACAAACAAAGCAACAGCTGAAGAATTTCAAAAAGCAATCCAAGAATATTATACAATGGATGATCTAATGGATAAAGCAAAAGAAATGTATTCTTTTGTTTCAAAGAAAGATTAATATGAAAGGCTGGCTTAACTGGTGGCTATATTTAAGGAAAATGGGCTATCCTTTTTTCTACAGTATAGAATGGGCTTATTATAATAATAAGTACTGGCATCCAGAAGGTATTTGGCCATATGATATGAAAAAAAGACGTTTACAATCTTTCTAATTTATGATATAATAATTCCAAACTGGAGGTTATTATTTTGAATTCATTCTACACTTCAGTGAACCGTTATGGCAATTCCATTCTTTATCGTGGATATTCACCTAACGGTTCACCTATTAATCAACGCTATAAATTTAAACCAAAATTTTGGTTACCATCTAAAAATCCAACAGAGATAAAATCCTTTGATGGTACGAATATTGCACCAGTCGAATTTGAAAAAATGAGCGATGCTAAAGAATTTCTTGAGCAATATTCGGAAATGGAAGGTGCAAAAATATATGGCACCCGTAATTATATTCATCAGTTTATTACAGAAAAATTTCCTGATGATATTAAATTTAATCCAAAAAATACAAATGTAGTTAATTTTGATATAGAAGTTGCTTCTGATGATGGTTTCCCTACACCAGAAGCTGCAGCTTATCCTATTATATCAATTGCGCTTAAATCTAGTAAATCTTCCATATATCAAGTATGGGGTTTAGATAATTATGATCCGTCTAAAACTGAAATTAATTTAGATGGTGGACAAATCCAATATCATCAATTTAATTCAGAAGAAGCCATGATGGTTTCGTTTCTAACATACTGGACTAAAAATTATCCAGATATTATAACTGGCTGGAATACCAGATTTTTTGACATACCGTATCTCGTTAATCGGATCAAGATTATTGGAACACAGGAAGCTGCTAATAAATTATCACCGTGGAAACTTGTTAATGAAAGAAATACCACAATCATGGGTCGACCACAGGTTAACCATGAAATTGTTGGTATTCAACAAGCCGACTATCTTGAATTATTTAAAAAGTTTGGATACTCATATGGTACTCAAGAATCGTATAGATTAGATCATGTTGCAAATACGGTACTTGGAGAAAAGAAATTATCTTATGAAGAACATGGTAATCTTTATACTTTATATAAACAAGATCATCAAAAATTTATTGACTATAATATTAGAGATGTACAACTAATTGATAAAATGGATGCCAAGATGGGTCTTATTAATCTGGCTATGACTATGGCATATAGGGCTGGAACTAATTTATCTGATACTTTTGGCACGACTTCAATTTGGGAATCTATCCTTTATCGCAGATTACTTTCTAAAAATATTGTTTCTCCTATTGAACAAATAAAAAGAGTTGCTTATGAAAATAATTCTAATCCCAATGTTATTGAAGGTGGTTATGTAAAAGATCCTCAAGTAGGAGCACACGATTGGGTAGTATCTTTTGATTTAAATTCTCTGTATCCAAATATTATTGTTCAATCTAACATATCACCGGAAACTATTATTCGCAATAAAACTTGGAGATTTTTCCCTCAAGGTGTTGATCATTATCTAAACGGAGAAGATAAAATTGATGAAGAATTTTCTGTTTGTGCTAGTGGTGTTCCTTTTTCAAGAGAAAAACAGGGTATTATTCCAGAACTTATTGTGGATTATTATTCAGAAAGAACACAAATAAAGAAGAAAATGTTAGATGCAAAATCTCAGTATGAAAAAACAAAATCTTCATATCTCGAGTCTGAGATTAATCAGCTAGAAAATAATCAGATGGCAATTAAAATTTTGCTTAATTCTCTTTATGGTGCTCTTGCTAATAAACACTTTAAATATTTTGATAATGCTCTTGCTGAAAGCGTAACTTTAACTGGTCAGCTTTCGATCAAGTGGGCGGAAAGAGCAATAAATGAAGAAATGAATAAAATCTTAAAAACAGAAAATACCGATTATGTTATAGCAATTGATACTGATTCTGTTTATATTAATTTTGGTCCTCTTATTGAAAAATTAAATCCTAAAGATCCCGTAAAAGCCATTGATAAATTATGTAAAGACCACTTTGAAAAAATTATTGCTATGGCATATGATAAACTATTTTACAGACTTAATGGTTATACTCCAAGAATGGAAATGGGTAGAGAAGTTATTGCAGATCGTGGAATATGGACTGCTAAAAAACGCTATATACTTAACGTACATAATAACGAAGGAGTACAATACGCAGAACCTAAACTAAAAATGATGGGTATAGAAGCAATTAAATCTTCAACACCTCAAGTTGTAAGAGATAAATTCAGAGAAATATTTAAGATTATTATTAGTAGCACAGAAACGGAAACACGTAATTATATTAATAATTTTAAATCTGAATTTAAATCTTTACCTCCAGAAGCGGTCGCTTTTCCTAGAGGTGTTTCAGATATTAATAAATTTTCACATAATAAAAATATTTATTGTAATTCTGCCCATTCTAAAAAATGGACAGAAGGTTCTAAACAAATAGATGTAAAAACAACACCTATTCATGTTCGTGGTGCTCTTTTATATAACTATCATGTAAAAGATAAAGCTTTAGATAAAAAGTATATTATGATACAAAACGGAGAAAAAATTAAATTTACTTATATGAAACTTCCTAATCCTATTCGTGAAAATGTTATTTCTTTTCCAGATTATTTACCTGAAGAATTAAATTTACATAAATATGTGGACTATGATATGCAATTTGAAAAAACATTTATCGAACCTCTTAACCCTATACTTGAAGCTGTAGGGTGGTCGGTAAAAGATGTTCAAACTTTGGAGGACTTTTTTGGATGATTAATTATGTTTTTGATGTGGATGGAACTCTTACACCCAGTAGAATGAAAATGGATAAAGAGTTTCAAAAATTCTTTTTAGAATTTATAGAAAAAAACAACGTCTATCTTGTTACGGGTTCAGATTATATAAAAACGGTCGAACAGGTTGGTAAAGAGATATGTGAAAAAGTTATTAAATGCTATAACTGTTGCGGCAATAGTATTTGGCAGAATGGAGAAGAAATTTATAAGTCTGATTGGAAACTTTCAGAAGAAATTGTGGATTGGCTAAAAAAAGAATTAAAGAATAGTAAATTTAGTATAAGGACTGGAAATCATATAGAACAGAGACCAGGCTTGGTAAATTTTAGTATTCTTGGTAGAAATGCTTCTTTTGAAGAAAGATTCATATATACACAATGGGACGATCAAATAGATGAAAGAATAACAATTGCCAAAAAATTCAATCAGAGGTTTTCCTACTATAAAGCACAAGTTGCAGGAGAAACCGGAATTGATATTACTCAAATAGGAAATGATAAAAGTCAAGTTGCAAATCATATAGATGGTCCTATTGTATTTTTTGGTGATAAAATGAAAGCCGGTGGCAATGATTATCCTTTAGCATTAGAAGTTAAAATGAGACCAGACTCTTGGAATCATGAAGTAAAAGACTGGAAAGAAACATATAAAATATTAACTAATTTATCATATAAAGGTTTACAAAAAGTCGAATATAATGTATAATACTATTAATATTATGAAAGATAAAAACAATGAGTAAAGCAGGAAAAGTGTGGGGTGTAACAGAACTTATTGAAGCGAATGGTTCTTTAGAGTTTCATCGTATTCAAATGAATAAAGGAGGTGTTTGTTCTAAACATCTTCATGAGTTTAAATGGAATGGGTTCTATGTCGAAAAAGGTGTAATGTTGGTTCGTGTCTGGCAGAAGGATTATGATCTTGTGGACGAAACTATTTTATATGAAGGAGATTATACAAAAGTCAAACCAGGTCTTTATCATCAGTTTGAATGCCTAGAGTCCGGTGTTGCTTACGAACTCTACTGGGCTGAGTTTAATCATAACGATATTGTAAGAGAAACTGTAGGATATAATGAAAAAAATAAAAAGTAATAGTTGGACTTTAGAAGTACAAGAAAATGGAAAAACTAAGGAACTATTTATTGAATTTCCTCCTGAAGCTCTTAGTCAAGTAGGCTGGGATGAAGGAGATACTTTACTTTGGGAAGAATTAACTGATGGTGTTTGGAGTATAACAAAGAAAGATGACTAAAATGAAAATCGGTTTAACGGCTAGTACATTTGATTTACTACACGCTGGTCATATAATGATGTTAAGAGAAGCCAAATCAAAATGTGACTGGCTTATAGCAGCACTACAAGTAGATCCTTCATTAGATAGAAAAGAAAAAAATTCTCCCATACAAACTATAGTTGAAAGACAAGCTCAACTTGAAGCAGTAAAGTATGTAGATGAAGTCATTATTTATTGTACTGAAAATGATCTTTTAGATATTATTAATATGTACCCAATTGATATAAGAATACTTGGTGAAGAATATAGACAAAAAGATTTTACAGGTAAGGACGAATGCCGTAATCGTGGAATTGAACTATACTTTAATAAAAGAGATCATAGATTTAGCTCAAGCGGATTAAGATCAAGAGTTTGCGAAAATCATAAATAATACTTTACATATCAGTAAAAATAGGATATAATATAAAAATGAACTATGTAGAAAAAATTATTCAGTGGCATCATGATAGAAATCTTATTGAAGGTTCTACAGATAAAGACCAATATATGAAACTTATTCAAGAAATGGGTGAGCTATCGGACAGTATCTGTAAAAATAAAGACATTAGAGACGATTGTGGTGATATTATGGTTGTTCTAATTAATATTATGGAAAGAAACAATATAAGTTTTGAAGAATGTCTTGAAGTAGCCTATAATGATATTAAAGACCGTAAAGGTAGAATGGTGGATGGTGTGTTTATAAAGGAAGGTGATAATTAATGCAACCAAAATACCCAATCTATATAATTTCTAAGGGTAGAGCGGACTCACGTCTTACTTCAAAAACTCTTGAAGAAATGAGAGTACCATACAGAATTGTTATTGAAGATAGTGAATATGATGATTATGCTAAAGGTATATCACCCGAAAAAATTATAACTCTGCCTACAGATTTTAGAGAAAATCCAAAGTATGCAATTCCAGATAACAAAGGCAGAATTGGCGGTTCTATTCCTGCACGTAACTTTGTTTGGGAACATTCTATTAATGAAGGTCATAAGCGGCATTGGATTATGGATGATAATATTAAACATTTCTATAGATTACATAAGAATAGAAAAACTAAAGTAACCTCTGGAACTATTATTAGATTATGTGAAGATTTTACCGACCGATATACTAATGTAAAAATGTCTGGTATGAATTATCAATATTTTGCTCCAGCTTCTCAGAAAAAAAAGCCATATACACTTAATACCAGAATTTATTCTTGTATTCTATTATCTAACGATTTGAAACATCGCTGGCGTGGTAAATACAATGAAGATACGGTTCTAAGTCTTGATATTCTAAAAGATGATTGGTGTACAATTTTATTTAATGCATTCTTATGTGGTAAAATTACAACTCTTGTTATGGGCGGTGGTAATACTGATAATGTGTATGTTGACGGAGACAATCGTTTACAGTTTGCACAAGCACTTGTAGAACAACATCCAGATCTGGTTAAAGTTGTACATAGATATAATAGATGGCATCATCATGTAGATTATAGTCCGTTTAAAAAGAATAAGCTTATCTATCGTGATGACTATGTTATTAAAGGTGGTGTAAACGAATACGGTATGAAATTACATAAATTAACTATGGAACAATATAAAAAAGCAACTACAGAATTTGGAAATGCGGAGAACCCCTACTATGAGTAAACCTAAAGGAGCTAACCTATTTGTATTAGACGGACAAGAAGATGATCTCGATCCTATGGGTTGGGATGATATGCCAGAATTTGAACAAGAGAATAGAGAGGATTATGCTGCTCTTGTTATTAGATTTAGGACAGAGGAAGATTTAAAAGAATTTGCACAAAAGATTGGACAA